TTCGCCAAGCCGATCTGGTGGACCCCAACAAGACCCGATTTCAAAGGGACGGTCTTGCACGACTGGTGGAGGAGATCGAAGCGCTCCCGATCAAGTTGAAGCCGGAGATTCTCAACGGCGAAGAAGTCATCGCGCGGGCTCTGGAGTTAGACGAAACCATTGAAAACCCGGCGTTTTTATACCAAGCAAAAACGCAGCTTGCTCAAGAGGCTGGACAGCACCGCGAAGGGGCGGCCGCAATCGACAAAATGCTTGATACCCATTTGTCTTTTGAGCGTAATAAAGAGTTTCGTCCCAGGGCTGTAAATGAATTAGACGAAGCCTCGTTTGACTACTTGATTCCGGGACTGCTTCCTAAGCCTTGGTTGCTGCTAATTCACGCAGATGGCGGCACAGGTAAGTCAGCGATGTGTCAGACGCTGTGTAAGCACATCAGCCAAGGGCGGGCGTTCAACATTCACGGCGGTTTGGTCAACGTGCCCAAGGGTCGCTGTCTTTGGTTGAACGGAGACCAGAGCGAACGGATTGTGCGGCGTCAGTTCGATTTGATCGGTGTCAGTGCCGGCGTTGATGTCGTGGGCGAGTGGGATATGTCTTGGTACAGCCGCTTTAGAAAAATTCAGGGGCCCAAGGGCAAGCCGAACTATGACCTTGTGGTGATTGACAGCCTGGACGGCTGCAACGACTCCAACCCCTATGAGGAGAACCGCAGGGAGTATGCGCTGCCGCTGAAGAAGCTTGCGCGGCGCAATGGTGAGGACTTTGGGGCCTGCACCATCATCGTCATTCACCACAACAACAGAAACGGCAGCTTCCGTGGCACCAGCGCCATCAGAGCTGCTGTGGACGAGACGTGGAACATGCAGCGGATTGAGGACAAAGAGCTGGCTGAGCTGGGCCTCAAAGAAAACACCAGGAGCGTGACCGTCGAAAAATCACGAGATGACCGAGAAGGGCAAGAGATGGCCTTTGCCCTGCTGGACGACTACACGTACCAGATCGAGCCGATGCCGCAGAAAAAGAAAAAGGTCAACGGACCAACTCGTCAGATGCTGGACATGCTCGAAGAAATGCGGCGAACGCGCGCACCTTGGACGGTCCAGGATTTTGTGGATCACGATTTGCTGGGTGGGGTGCATAAGAAGCGCGCAATCAAGTACAGCCTGGACAAGCTGGAGGGGCAAAAGCTAATCGAGCGTTGTGCTACTCCGTCGAGTTGGAAGGGCAAAGGACGGCCCCCTGCGTTTTACGAGGCGGTTGGTACAGACGTTCCAGGGAGATTTTGCTCTCGCGCGCGTGAAAAGACCGTGAACCCCCCTGTTAAAAAGCAAATCCCTTCTCCTGGAACGGGTTTAAACAACAAAGTGGATTGTCAAAAGTCCGAAATTGTCAAAAGTCCGGACGAGGGACTTTTAACAAAACCAGAACTTTTAACAAAACCGATTGTTGGTAAGACCCCTTCCGCCGCAAGGGATCCGCTTTTTAACGCGGATAATCAGAGACATAAGGGTGTTGAGCCTGGTGCGGATGATTGGAATATGTGGGACTGACCTACTAGGCAAGGACCTGTCAATGTGCTACTTTGTGCATAGGGTTTATCGGGCTGTGACCGAAAAACAAATCCAAGCCACTGTCAAGACGGCCCACCAATACGGTGGGTCGTTTCTCAGCAAAATTGCTGAGGCTGCTTTGAGCGCTGACCCCCGCAACCGTGATCGAGTTCTGGATGCTTTTCCGGAAATCGTTGCTAAGTACGGACCAGGCAGCGCTTTTTACAACGAATACCTTTGAGCATGAAAAGGATTGAAATCACGGTGGACGACGCTGATGCGGACCGTCTGAAGAAAGAAGCAGAAGAGCGGGGCATTTCACGCTCTGACTTGTTGCGTGACCGCGTTACTCGCACTCCGATCAACACAGACAAATTTATGTCGCCGCTGGAGTACCACAGCTTGGTGGAACGCACTCGCCGAAGGGCGGGTCAAGGGATGGATCGGCGTCAGGTCGAAAGCATCGTTGCTTTTGTTTTCAGTGACTTGGCTAGTTAAACGGTTGTTTCTCCTGTTGAACCGCAGGCGGGGCCATACTCCATTTAGGCGAGTAGCCAGCATGAAAAAGGACGTGAAGTTTGTGTATTGCCAGGTCGCAGCCCCGGCAGACATAAGCGCTTTGGCCTTGGTGCGCTTCACCAGTTATGACAGCGACGACAAAGCTCTCGCTGTTGAACAGGTGACGTACCAAGACGATCGCGTGGGTCATCGAGACTTTGAGTGTCAGGTGGCCGCTGCTTTGGATTGCGGGATTGATGTGGCTGTAATGACGCCGTATGACTTGGATTATTTTCCACTTGTTGAGAGCTTAGTCAGCTCTTGATGTGCTACATTGATGCACGTCAATGACACCACCCATGTCTCCTCAAGTTTTTCAGGGCATTGAGCACCTGAGCAAGATCAGCACAGCTCAGTCCATTTGCTTTGACACAGAAACGCTCCAGTTGCAGCCGGAGCGCGGCAGGTTGCGGCTCTTGCAGTTAGGTGCGCGGGACCGCGACACTATTGTTCTGATTGACTGTTTTCAACTTGATAAAGGCGACTGGGCTGATCTCCGCCAGTTCTTCCGCTCTCCAAAGCGATTCTGGCTGGCCCATAACGCTGTCTTCGATCTTGGCTGGCTCCAGGAACACGACATCTATCCGGCTGGGTGGGTCCGTTGCTCCATGCTGGCCAGCCGACTTCTCACCAACGGCCTACCTAATACGAAGCACGGTCTCGATAGTGTCGTAAAGCGCTACCTCAAGAAAGAGCTATCGAAAGAACAGCAGCGCTCTAATTGGGGCGGCGATCTCAGCAAAGAGCAGCTGGATTACGCGGCCAACGACGTTGCTGCTCTGATGGAGCTTGATGCAATCTTGGAGCACCGGATCAGTCGCGACAGGCTCGGACCAGCCTTCAAGCTTGAGTGCCGCGCACTGCCCGCGATGGCTCAGATGTGGCGCACAGGTTTGCCCTGGAACGCTGAGAACCTGCAGCAGCGCAAGATAGATTACGAGCACGACATCAAGGGCCTGGCCAAGGACTTTGTGCTGCAGCTGGATGCTGCGATGCCTGCAGAGCACAAGCTGCCGCGTGATGAAGACGGCAGCTTCAACCTGCGGGCCAAAGACGAGGGCAAGATTAAAGACGGCACGAAGAAGTACGCAGGCTTCAACATCAACAGCCCGAAGCAGCTTGTGGAAAAACTCACCGTGCTGCTTGGCAGTGCTCCGTGCGATGCCAACGGTAAACCCAGTACATCCAGGCAGGCACTGCGTTCTTACGCCGCAGATCACGAGGTCATCCAGATTTACCTGGAGTGGAAAAGGTGTGAAAAACGCCGCCAGATGATCGAGTCGATCCAGGAAAAAATGGACGACACCGGCTTTGTGCGTGCCAGCTACATGCAGTTGGGGGCAGAGTCAGGGCGCATGTCCTGCATCAAGCCCAACAATCAGCAGATTCCGCGCGACACGCAATTCCGCAGCTGCGTTGAAGCGCCCAAAGGCTGGTTGCTGGTTGACGCTGACTTCGGTCAGATGGAGCTGCGTCTTGCTGCGGCGGTGGCAAACGATGAGCGGATGATTGCCGCGTTCCAGGCTGGGGAAGATCCGCACACCGTTACGGCAGAAGCCATCGGGTGCGACCGGCAGACCGCGAAATCAGCCAACTTTGGTTTGTTGTATGGCTCTGGCCCAACGGGTCTGCGTAACTATGCAGGCGCTATGGGCATCACCATGACGCAAGAGCGCGCAGCAGAAATTAGGGATGAATGGCTTGGTGCGTTCCAGGGGGTGGCTGAGTGGCAGCGGAGCAATGCCGCGGAGGCAGATCGGACGAAGCACGACAAGTGGGCGGAAACCAGGATTCCGCTTTCAGGAATGCGGCGTTACCTGCAGGGCGACATGAACCGGCTGACTGTCAGGTGCAATACACCGATTCAAGGAGCTGGTGCTGCCATCCTTAAATGCGCTTTGGGGAACCTGTGGCCGAAGGTCAAAGCAGTGGGTGAGGACACCGTGCGTATTGCTGCTGCGGTGCATGACGAAATTCTGTTGCTTGTTAGGGAAGATGCTGCTGAGGAGTGGGCGGCGACCCTAAAACAGGTGATGGAGGACGCTGAGGCCAAATGGCTCGGAGAGATTCCTGCTCTAGCTGAGGTGTCTGTCGGTAAAACCTGGAGTGAGGTTCACTGATGATCAGTGTTTACTGCACAGATGACGGGTGGTTTTGTTCTTGTTCAGGGCAGGTAACGTACCACCAGAATCTGCGTGAGGCGATGGATGCCGCGTACAGGCAGGCAACTCGTGATGGAGCGGCTAAACAAAGCCATCCGAACAGCGACGACGGGTGACTTGCAGCGAGCTGCAATGTTCTTAGAGGGAGCACGCGAAGTGAGGGCGGGTTGTACGAACCAGCGCGCCCAAGCTCGTCGTGCTCAAACGAATGCGTGGAAGAAGAAGGTCGATTCTTCTATCACATGGTAATGTGTGTGTAGCACATTAAACGTTATGGCAATTCGGCACGGCAATAAGCAGTATTTTCAGATCCTGCTTGACCCCAACCGAGCAGAGTTGGTCCAGCAAGAGGCTGCCAAAAACAAACAGCGTGCAACAGCTTGGATAAGAGAAGCTGTATATGCCCAGTTGAAGCGGATTTACGACTCTAGTATTTACGACGAGGCCGAAGCCCAGGATCTTGCTCGGTGGCGGCAGTCCGTCCGTAAGCAGGTTGAGGGTCGGACCAAACAAAACAACGATTAAATCGTTCCATGCGTTTTGCTCTCAAGGCGGCTCAGGCAGAGCCGCTGTTCGTTTCTGCGCTCTATATGGGTTCAGGTGACGTTTATTGGACCAGCAGAGCAGACGATGCTTGCAGCTACAGCAGCCTGGAACGCGCCAGGGATGCAGCAAACTTGTCGGGAAAACAGTTGGAAATTATCCCTGTCCTACATTGATTGCGTCTAGCTCACCAATGTGACCCACTGCTTGGCGAAGCAGCTTGGCTTGGTGCCAGTTGGTCCGTACCAGTGAGACACATAACGACCTCAGGGCATCTTCGTCAGTGCAGCTCTGAACGTCTCGCACGTTCTTTTCCAGCTGCAGCTCTTCTTCAAGGCTTTGGTTGACGACCATCCAGTCTGCCCAGCCCATAGCCTTGAAGAATCTTTTCAATTCATGCCACAGAAGGCATGACTGTCAAGTGGTTGTTGTAATGACCAGTCTCTGCATAGCTGTGCATTGGAACGTTAGACATCGCGTGAAACACCATCTGACCGATCTTCAGACCAGGCCAAAGCGGCAAAGCATGATGCAGTCTTTCGTTCTTCAACTCAAGAGTCAGCTTGCTTCCGTGCCAACCTGGATCGCACCAGCCAGCAAGCAGGTGATTAAGACCAGATGTCGTCGGGCAGGTTAAACAGCTCAAGTGTCTCAGCCAAGCAAAACTCGCCGGACTGAAGCATGAACGGGTCATCCTCTGTCTTGTCAGCGATGTTGATACGCACCAGCTCAGGGCTATAAATGCTCTCCACCATCAGGTAGTCACCTAACCGCAAGTCCAAACTGGCTGGATTAAGCAGCTCTTCATCGAATGGGACGACCATCTGGCTTTTTCGACACCGAGCCGAGATCTCCCAATCACACAGAACTGCCATCCGAAGGACGCAAAAATCAATCCTACTAATCTTGGCCCAAAATGCTCTTCTCACTGTGATACGCACCTTTTTGGTGCATCTCAGTTACGTCCCGCACCCAAGGCACTAGCCAATCATCAACTCTTGAACACTGATCCCAGTTCATAGGCTTGGCACATTGAACGACAACAGTCGTCCAGAAAGCGCTGATAAAAGACCAGATCCAGTACAGATCACTCATTAACGAGGATCACCCAACCCGTCCCAGGGCCTTCCGCCTGCCAACGCTGGTAAAAAGCTGCTTGCCTTACACGGACATTGCGTCCCAAATGCGGGTTGCTATGCCCGCCTTTCTCCATCTCGGGATAACCTCTCGGATCTTGCATAATCCACTCTGGGTCGTTGCTGTTCTTACCCGCGTAACCACTGATCACGCTCCAATGGCCACAGCCAAGTCCATTGCACATCGGTGGTTCACCACGAAGCATGTTGCCTGCGTGCAACCAACCAACCAGCACTGGTCTGCCAGCTTCGACCTCAAGCTCCACCATGTCAGCATCGCCATCCTTCCGGAACTCAGCTTCTAAACCTAAGCTCCGCAAAGCTGCTAGCTGCGCTTCTACCGACGTGGTGTCTCCGTATTTCGCACGTATCTTGTTGTACTCATCATCCGTACGAACCTTTCCGTAATGCGCAGCCACCATGGCTGCCGCTGAACTGAAGCATTCCCTGATGCCCGTTCCAGTCTCGTTGTCGAGCTGGGTGAAGTAAGGCATATAGATCTGCTGGTCGTAGCCGCTTTCCTTCCAAGCTTGGAACCAGTCTGCGTCTTCATCCAATAATTCTTCCGGCACGGACTGCTCAAGCTCCTTAATTGCAGCCAGCTGATGGGGCGTACCACGGAAAAACTGGAAAAACGGCAACAGAGCAAAGGCCATGCCCAACAGCAGTAGGGTCAGCTGGATAATGCCGGACACTACTTACTTTTCAATCCTTGTGTCAGGGAGCAACAGATCCTTTAAGTGCTTCACAGCCAAGTCGTCCAAATCGTTGTCAGTGCGAGTAACGATCCGCTCCAACATCGCAATGATCAACTCCTTGAACGCTCTGGAGCGCCACATTGTCATGACCAGAGGCTTAAGAACTAGAAGCATTGGATTGACCTAGTTACGCTGTAACGGTAGCTCTGTTCTGCTATGGCCACCAACCCCGAAGATCAGCACGAAAAGGAAGGCGTCAGCGTTGCTGATCTGGTCAAGTGCGCTGTCCTTGTCTGGAGCGCCACGCTACTCACCGTTTCCTATCTGGGGTTGTTCCCTCAAATGAAAATGGACAACACGTTCGTAGCTTCTCTTTTGACTGGAGCTATGGCGTCGTTTGGCATTGAGCGCAAGTCGAATGGCAACGGAAATGGCAATAAGAAGCCGCCTATCATTGATAACAAGAACACCAAAGCCGGAATCCAATGAAAAAGGCACTTCTGGTATTAGCTGCCAGCTTGCTTGCCGCTCCAGCGCAAGCGGACATCACGCATAAAATCCAGTCGTCAGTTTCATTGTCGGTTGATGGAGCGGGATCCGTTGCAATCCGTCAACCGTCTTCTATGGCGGTATCTGGGTCTAACGTCACTTTGGGTACTGCTCCTACTCTCAGCAGTCTTACTTCCGGAACTGCTCTCGGTTACACTCCTGGCGATTACAGCATTACCACTGCTGGTGATTCTTTTAGCTACAGCGAAAGCTATACAGAAGGAGACGATGTCCCAACCGTCCTCTCAACAACAGTCACCTCCGGAGTAGTTCCAGCACTGCCAGTGTTCGGCAATACAACGACCACATCAGGTGGAGTTGCTGGAACGTTAGCTGGCACCATCGCAACTGATGGAGCTATTACTGTCACAGCTGGTGGCGCTGGTACAACTGCAATCGGTCAAGTCATTCAAGAACTGACGATTAAGTGATGTGGACAAGTCTTTGGATTGCCTGGGGCGTTCTTAGCGTCGTTGCACTTGCCGCTCCAGAAGCTAAATCAGTCCCAGTGGTTCCTAACTTCTCGCAGGGCGTCCTCTCCTCCACAACAACGACTAAGACCAAAGTCACAGAAGTCATCAACTCGTATGAGTACCGCACTGGCTACGAGTATTCAGTCAGTGGTACAAACATCAAAACTGACGCTGCTATCGCCCCAATGGGTCTGACAACAACGTCAAACACCATTCAAGGCATCACAAGTAAATGGACCAGCATTGATGCTGCAACCAAGCCGACTTGGACAATCGTCAATCAAGGCGAAGCAATGCAGTTTGTAGAAACTTTGCAAGGTCCAGGCTTGGTGAACCATACACTCATCAACCGTGACACCGACATCGAATCTGTAACTGAGACGACGAGTACATTTACCCAATGAAGCGAGTCATAGCAACGCTTCTGCTGCTTTCCGCTCCAGCACAAGCACAAGTCTCTAGTACCGCCGCTCCAGTAGCCAACAGCTCTGGGTCGGTTACAAACCAAGCTGTGCAGGTGGTGCCATCAAAAACATTCGGCTTCAACTACGCAGGCATATCCTGCCAAGGAGCCACTCTTCACATCAATCCTTTCCTAAGTACAACCACTAGCTGGGCGAATCCTTATGAAAGCTATTACCAAGAGCCTGTTTATGACCAGCTCGATTTGGTTGGCGCGACAGATCCGGAGGGTAATCCCATCCCAGATGGCCAGCCCGATAATCCGGGCAATGTCCTTTACTATCGTCCAATCAGGACAGGTCAAAAAACGAATTACTCAATCAACGGCGGTATTACAGCCACGATTTCAGTACCGCTTGACCGTTCCCACGTCAAAAGCTGCAGAAAAGCAGCTGAAAAACAAGTGGCTTTGCTCGATGCCCAATTGGCTGACAAACGACTCAACTACGAAATCGCCAGACTTAAAAACTGTGCCTCACTGATGAAAGAAGGCATCAGCTTTCACCCTGACTCGCCTTATGCGTCAATCTGTGCTGACGTAGTTCTGCAAAATCCGCCAGGCGTCATACCGCCCCACATCCACAAAATCACTTACGAAGAGAACGCTGAAACTTCATCCGCTCAGAAACAGACTCAGGACGAGGCTTCTTCCCAATCATCCCCTTGAGCTTCTTAACTGTCTTTTTGACAGTAGGTTTGATCAGCTTCAGCACGTACTCACCTAACGGCTTAGCCACGATGGCTGATGTTGCAGCCGTTGCAGCAATAACGCCAGTCGTCAGCGCAACAGGTGCAGGAGGCAGGTAGTTGTCGATAATCTTGTCGAGCGGCAAGCGGTCATACAGCGTTATGCACTGACCATCGACACGTTTATATCCAATAACAATCCCAGTTCCTTGCTTACCTCTTACACCAATAGGTAAAGCATCCAGTGGCGGGCATGGCAACTCGTTGCTATCTAGTGGGATGTCAGGAACGCCACGACCTGATGGAAGAGACACTGCCGGTTGGCCTAAGGAACCAGCCGGTTTTTCTTTCTTTGGCTCTACCTCTTCTTCTGGTGGCGGTGGAGGTTTTGCCACTCCATACACTAACGTTCCAGGTGTGTAATCAATAGGTTTGTACGACGGCATCTGACCACCGCAAACCGTGATGTTGCCCTTTGGATCGGTGTTATAAATCTCCTTATCGCCTGCTCCTGAGTTTCTGGTCTCTACACACCCTGGAATATCAGCAACAGGAAAGCCGATCTGTAACGTTATAGGCGGCTCAACCGGGATACTCTGTGGAGGCATGGCACGCCAAGCCGGAATCTCCGGTACTTGCACCGCACCAATACCAATCTCAGGGATTTCCGGCATGAAGGGTGAACGGTTTGTTGCTGGTCAGCTTTGGATCGAAAGAAACCGTAGACGTGAAGGCCCGCCTATTGTTTACACCGTTCTGTGCGGCAAAACAGCAAGACCGTTTACCGACCACAAGGCTATCCTCAAATTCGTGAAATGGCCGAAGGGCACTCCGACAGGAGACGCATTGCGCGAATGGCTAGCTTCGTTTGACCAGAAACCAAAGGCACCCGCGCCAGAACTTGATATGGCAAAAATCAAGGCTGAAGGCTTTGGGCCTGAAGCTCATGACGACGATCCAACCCTTAACACCAAGATGGTGACGTAAGCGTTCTTGTATTAGGATAGTCATGTCGTTGATAAGGTCCGCCGGTTTCGCTAGCTCCCCTTATCGCTTCCTTGCACGGAAGTCGGACGCGCAGAGGTTGTGCAAAACCTCTATCGAAACACCAAAGCGAACTTGCTGCCAAGTCAGGTGTAAAGGGCTGCTCTAGTCCTGGTCGAAGAACGACAGAGCCTTGAGAACCCCGTCCTAAACGGGGTTTTCTTGTGTCAAGGGAACTTGATCGGCAAGCCAGTCTTTGTCGGCATTTCTGGCATCGCTTCATCAATCTTGCTAGGCACCATTTCGCCAACTACTTTGGTCAGCTCAGTCTTTAGCTCACCCATGTAGTGCTTCGTCAGTGATGGGATGCGCGTGTAAAACACCACCGTTCCAGCAACCATCGCTCCAGACATCACAAAGGATGCGACGGATAGAGCGTTGAAAAGCTTTTGCATAGCTGTTTAGGCAACAAAAAGCCCCCGTGCAGCTCTGCAAAACGGGGGCGAATTGCTGTCCCGTGTGAGAAGACAGCTTTGTTATAGCTCAGAAGCTGTACTTGACGCCAACTTTGGTGCCGTAAGAAGCATCGTCATCGCCAGTCATGAAGCTGACTTCGCCATAAACACCAAACTGTTCAGTGGCTTGAACGCTGCCGCCAATCTTGCCGGACAGCTCAAACTCACCAGTATCACCATCAGGCTGAACATAGGCAGGACCACCTTGCAGGTAGAAGCCATAAACGTCATCGCTAGCTTCGTAGCCAACGTGCATGTCAGTTACAGAGCCGCCAAAGTCAGCGCCAGTGAAGCCAGCATTATTCTCGACGTTCACATAGGGGCCTGCCCAAGCAGCTGAACCAGCGAGAACACCAGAAACAGCGATTGCGAATGCTTTGATCATGGAAGAGTGGGGAAACGTTTCCGCTGCCTACATTAATGGCAGGGTCAATGGGACGGTTCTGATTAGTGTCCATAAAAAAACCTGCTGGTGTTACCCAGCAGGCTGTAGGTGTTCAATCAGAAGGTGCCACCGTCAAGCTCAATGCCTGAGATAGAACCACCAGTGATGCTCACGTTGTTAGAAGCCTGAGTTGCAATCGAACCAAGGCCAAGGCTGGTGCGTGCAGTCGCTCCAGATTCAACAGTGAAGCTGCTGCCGT